CACCCATCCGATGCGTTTAGAATGAGACCAGCCTTCCCTCCTGAGCTGGCATGCTCATAAGCCTCGAGGGTAAAGGTCTGTCCCGGGCTTACCTCGTTCCCCATTGAGGTAATATAGCCAGGACTAATCTCCAGCTGACAGCCAAGGTCGAGCGGAGCCGGCAACGACACATAACGCCCATCGTCATTCCTGAGTTCAATAGTCGCCTTACCTTCTCTTTCCCCGACCTCTAATCTCAGAGACAACACGTCATCTGTCAGGTCAAGGGTTTGTGCGGTCATCGGTGCACGCCAGACGCCATTAGGAGATGACAGCCAGCAATAATCACCGGAATGAGCAATAGCTAACCCATACTGGCTTGACAGGTTAAATGGTATCGGCTCACGCCAGAGATTATCGATAAATTTTGCCCCGAGCACAGAATGAGACCAGAACGGTCGACTATAAGCCTCGGTACCGGTGAATTTCTCAACGTAGAAACACCGGCACACGTCCGGCCTGTCCATAAAAGCCTGACAGTATTCGAATTGTCCATCCGCTGGAGCCAAGGCGAACTCTTTGAGAGCTGACCATGTACCGGCGGGCATATCAGCGCCACCACCATAGACCAGACTCCACAGCTTGAAGTTTCCGGCTGAGTCCCGACCAGTAACGAAGAGGTTCCAATCGGCATCATAAACGGCAGCAACACCCGAAAGATTGCCGGTATTCTTATCCCAGGAAGACTTCGCCTGCCAGTTCCCACCAATGTACTTTTTAACATAAAGGGTTGCCTGGTCAGCAAAGAAGACTGCCAGATCGCCATTGGGTTTATAGGCAGCGGCGATGCCATTTATAGCTGTTGTCGGTGAATAATCAATAAGCTCCGCACCACTCCAGCTAACGCCGTAATCCGTACTCTTAGTACGCCGTACCTCTCGATTCGAGTTTATCCAGAAGATAGAAACCTCAGTCCCCAGAGAAGCCGCGGCAACGACAACGCAATTGTACTGGCTGGCATAAGTCCAGGTGCTGAAATCAGACGAGGGACCGGGATTAGCCACCCTCTGCCTATAAAGCTTCCTTCCATCCGATGGCAGTGTTATTCTTACTCTGATGAGTGAGCCATCGCCAGGCATGGTGACAGCATGAAAATAGTCTTCCTCAACACCGGTATAAAGCCTTGTCCAGTCGAGCCTGACCACGCCAGCAATCTTATTCGTGGCTTCTACTCTGACATAAGGAATATGGCTCGCCGCTTTCTGAGCTGCAAGCAGTGTTTTCGTTAGATTTCTCACTTTTTACCCCGCTCATTCCCTGGTTAGGAATATATTCGTTCCCCCAGAAAAAATGGCCATGAACATAGCCGATGGTATAAGCCGCCACAATCACCAGAAACCAATTCCAGTTGACCAGGTCAGTCTTACCCAGCGCGTAGCCTGCGATAAAAATACTTACTAATATCAAGTACTCAAGTTTGTGATATATATCCCGGACGATATAGGTCCAGGGGCGTCCACCTATTCTTGACCACAGTACTTCGTATAGATTGCTCATAATTTAACCAATCCCAAAACATCTCATACACTTTATATTTTCCATCTATGGTCCGTAGTCAGTCGCTTTGGACAGAATTGGGTAGTAAGGCTGATAGAGAGAGCGCACCCTGACACGATTCCTGCGCCCCAGTCTTTTCAGCTCACCTCGGAACAGGTCTAGCTTCTCCTTCCCCCAGGCAAGAAAGTCGGCGGGTGTGGGTATGCCGCCAATATTCACCCGATTGATGGAAAAAGCCGCCCACTCGATTGCCGCATATCCAGCCGCTCCAATGGCAATCAGGTCTTCATATTTAGTTGGGACAGTTGAGCCGGCCGCGTCAAGTGTGTGAAGCCTGCCGTAATAGATATATGCATCCGAGCCATCTGGCACTTCATCACCCAGCAAGGTCAAGATATTACCCCATAGGCTGAATCTATGGTATTTTCTGGGAAACTGGCCCACCGGGTATTCGACGACTTCTACCACCACGCGGTCAGTTAGTGTGGTTATATCTATCTCTCTGGAGCCATAGGTAGTTGATTTGACCGCCTTCTGCTCATAAGGTACCGCCTCAGAGAAGTCCCTAACAGCGTGCGCGATATGCCTGTCCAGCTCGTCATTAGTCCAACGGTAGTTAGTTGCATCCTCATCATGAAGGTCGCGCCTGACTATAGTTCTCATTTCGGTTGAATTCATAAACAGCTCACCTCCTCTAGTCCCGTATCTCCACTCTCTCTAATTTTTCGCAGGGTAAGCCCTCATCATGCCGGCAAATCTCCAAATCACAGAAGGCTAGCTCCTCATTCACCCCACCCTTATTAAGGCTAACCGCCTTCATGGATAAACCTTTTGCGAAAGCCATCAGAGCGCGAGCATCAACTTCATCATTGAAAGGTAAATCGAGTCTCACTCTATACTTCATTGATACCTCCATTTTGTAGCTAACTGGTTATGCATGACTTCGAGAGGCGTGAGAGCCCGATTGTAGACCCAGACCTCCCCGATTACTCCATAAGTGTATTGATAGCCACTAGAAGAACCAATAAATAACGGGTCGGCAGCGCCTACAGATACCGCTCCAGTATTTGACCTGGTAGCAAAGAGCTCTCCATCCCTGTAAAGAACCATGTTCACCCGGTCGTAGGTGAAGGTCCATCGAGTGAATCTACCTACCGTGAAAGAGTCAGCAACACCGGATACCGACTTCCATTCTCCGTCATATATCCAGCCAATGATAATCCCCTGAGTCCCCTGGTTGATGTTGATAGCTATGGTGGGAGCACCCAGGACTGTGCGAGTCCCTACGGCGTTTGTTTTAGACAACAGCCATAAGTCGAAGGTAAAGCCATTTGATAGTTGCGAGCCAAAACAGGTATGAGCAGGGAGAACTATCTGGTCATCGTTACCATCGAAACTTCTTCCCTGCGGAGTCCACATGGCACCGGTTACTGTGCACAGATGACCATGCCTGTCCTTCGACACGAAAGAATTGCCATCCAGTTTGCAGAGAGGCACATACAGTACCAGACTTGGTTCAAAGATAAAGTCCATCCTTCACCTCAAGATGCTGAATACACTGCACGTATATAGCTTGAGTTCTTAGTCTTGCCAATGGCGTTCTCACCACCAGCACTCCCTGACCTAATCACCAGCCGAATATCAAAGGGGACAGCATTGAAATCCACCACAGGTTTAAAGCGACCGCTATAGGTATACTCTTTATAAATAGATGCGTTAGCCGGATAAGTGACTTCAGCATGGAGGTCAATCCAGCTACCACCCTTGTTTCGAGCCTGCCACTTGAAAAGCACGCTCTCAGCAGTGCCGGATGACTTCACAGCACAGGTAAGTCCAAACTCAAGCTCGATAACCGTGCCCAATGCCGGTGGGCTGACAGTAACTTCCTCCACTATTTCATAAGCATCACCGCTGGTCGTCTTTTCCGCACTCCATTGCACTCCATCCGAACTCAGGTTGCCTTTAGCGAAGGGATGTTCAACATGTTCAACTACTGCCATTGCCATAAATCACCTCCTGTTTGGGGAGTCCTTCGTATGTGAAGGACTCCCCCCTTGATTCGCTCTAGTCCTGAACGCCGATTAAGGCAGCCGCCTTCACTAATGAAAAGAGAGCCAGGGACACATACCACTTAATCCTGGTCCGACTTGCGTCCTTGGTCTCCAGAGACCCGATTGGCTCTACTGTGATATACCCCGGTGCTGTCAATCCGCACAGCCCACCTTCGCCAAACTGGAAGGCATAAACTGTCGAGCAATTGCCTCCGGTGGTAGCCGTCTCCACGCCGCCGCTAACAATATGGGTATCCAATATCCAGTCGTTAACACCAATAGGTATACCATCCCAGAACTGGATGAAGTTACCCCACTTATCCCGGTCAGTCTCCATCATGCCACCAGCGGCTCTTACCAGAGCATTGAGCTTCCGCCTTGAACGCCGGCTCATCAGCAGTAAATCCGGCTTGCCACCCTTTATCGCGTCAATTAACTGGTCAAGCATTGAAAGAGCAAGGGTAGCACCACTCGCTCCAGCCGCAATTACCTGACTGCCCGCCGTAGTGGTATCGAGAAGCTTCCGTACGCCATCGAACTGCTTGGCATTGACGGTAGCATTACCATAGATGAAAGTATCCTCAAATTTATCTTTCAGTGCCTTGGCTTTAAGCTCAATGACAGCCGTCTCCAGGTCCTGGATATTAGAGCGAGTAGCTTTGAGAAAATTGTCTACATCGGCGTCGCCACCCATAATCTTCAGGTTGGCTGTCTTCTGCTCAAATGTAGGTGTGGATTCTGTCCATGTATCCCCAACATCGTAGAAATCAATGCTGGGTAGAGTGTTCTCACGGTTATAGGTCAAACCATTACCTACGATTTCAGCAAAAGGTAACTCCCTGAGAATCGGCGAGTCTTTGATAATTGTCTCCACCACTCCCTGCAAAAGCATATCGTTTGATAGCTTAGATGCCTCAGTCAAAGTTAGTGCCATTCTTTCCTCCTTTTACCTATTCCTTATTGCCAGTTGAATCTTCTCACGGGGAGACAGGGCAGACAGGTCAGGTGATGACCTCTCCGGAGCCCCAGTCGGGATTCTCGTAGCTGAAATCTCGGCTTCCAATCCCTGCCTCACCCTACCAACAAGAGCTTTCGCCTTCTTCAGGGACTCATTGATAGCCTCGATTGTCTCCCCTGTGACGAGTTCATCAACGACCTCCGGATTTGCCTGAATTACCATTGCCTTGTAGCTAGCCACCGCTTCTGTCATAGACTGATTTAGCGTCACAACCCTCGATTCCAGCTCAGACCTAGTTTGCTTCAGACTTATAATATCGCTATCCCGGCTGGCTACAGTCTGTTCAAGTTCACTAATCCGAGCGTTTGCTTTCACCAGGGATTCTTCCCTTTGTGCCAGTAAAACTTCAAGCTGATTAATTCTGTCTTCACCCGAATTACGCTCTTCAGGCTGTGACTGCACTAAATCCTTCTTTTCCGTCAACTCATCAACCATGTTGCCCCTCCTTTTTAGAGTCATTCATCAGCGACCTCGCTTTGGGGCTCGGCTATTCTCTCCCTCACTCCACCCCTTGCCGGTCTCAGATTAAGCTCTCTATTCATCTTGAGGATGGTCTTCCTTTCCTCGAGCCAGCGGTTAAACTCCATTGCCGGGTCTTTTACTCCCACCTCCTCCATAGCCCGCCTTCGTGAATGAATCCCACTCTGAACCAGTGTCTGCTCATTAGTTACTACCTTAGCCAGGTCTTGCGGTAATACTGGAGCCCAGACCACCCTCAGACTGTTCACCCCGAAATTCTCCTTCTGGTACTTTTCCAGAAGCCTGAGGATTAGCCGGTTCCTCTGGTTATAAGCGGCTGTCCGGATAATCCGCTTCCGCCTTACTTTCTGGAGCAGTGGCTGAAGCTCAATCTCAAGAGCCACGCCTGATAAATCTCTTTCTGTGCCACCAAAAGCCGCTCGAGGCGATTCTGACAGGTCATGCAGAGTCCTGTATAGCAGGTTTATATAGTCTATGTGCAGTCGGACACCGCCACCCTGAAGAAGGTCAAGAAGATAAGCTTTGGCATCTTCCGGGATATTCCACACTGCTCCCGGCCTCACCGCGATGTCCTCGGATTCTTCCACATTTTCCAGAACAGCAATGGGATTACCAGAAAGCTCCAATATCTTCGATAGCTGAGACAAAGCTCGATTGAGCTCCCTCTGCGGCTCCATAATCGGGACAAGGTCGGATACACCCCAGAACTTCTTCGGCTCCCGGAGGTTAGGATAGATGACAAACGGTATAAAACCATAAGGATTTGACTTCTTTTCAATCTGAATATCTTCAATCCACAGCTCAAAGCTCTCAGCAGTCCATACTTCAATAACACTAGCTGTCTTTTCTTTAGGCTTTAGCTGGAACATATTTTCTACCGTATCGGCACTCACGTTGTATTTTGAAGCAAGTCTCCACACCTTGGACGTATCATCCCCCACCCACCACACATAGATGCCCTGAACATCGGGGGCAGTTATCCGGACACTCCTTGCCTCCTGGTCCCAGATAACCTTGTAGCAGCCCTCTCCCAGGATAGCGCAGTCAATCTCTGTCTCAAAATCAAGCTGTTCCAGATTGTTTTCCTCATATACCCTTATGCAAAGCCGCTTCCGCCCGGTGCGCTCTGGCTCTAGCTTCATCCGAGTCATCAACAGGGTCAACGGCACAGTCGACTCCTGATATCAGATAGGAGGTGACCTTATCAATAAACACCTTGGCATAGTTGAAAGTCAGACGTTTCTCACCACGCCTCTCTCTACCATCCCAATGAAGCCCATGATAGAAATCGAGCAGTTCATTGTAACGCCTTAGCCTGTCTTTATCGCGATTCACTAGCTCTCCCGGATTAAAACCTTCACTCATTATCTTGACCTCTCTTTTGTCGAATCACTGAAAGCAATTTTGAGAGCACGCTGTACAGTCCGCTCGCTCACTCCGAACATCACCGCTAGCTCCTTTATTCCTTTTCCTTTGGTCATAAACAACCTCGCCATCTCCCTCGCCCGTAACCTCTTCAGCCAGCGTTGCTTCCCTCCCGGTTCATCGAAGATGCAGTTTGGTAACGGACAGTTAAGGCATGAGCCAGCCAGTTCACAGCCCTCGTCACGATAGCGACAATATTCCGGTGGTAAGTCCAGCTTGATTTCATTCTTTCTATCAAAGTCATCACTACTAATCTCATCACGCTCTTCCAACTCCATAAACCGCTCTCCAAAATAATTGTCATGTACGCAATAATAGTACAATTGTTCTATTGAGTCAACAGCGCCTTGTCACTATCTATGCGGATATGATTTTTGAACCAAGAACAGAATGCCATTCATGGTCGAGGTGAGGAAACAACTGATATTCGATAAGTAGACTTCGTAATTGCAGGTGGGGATGTTTACTTGACCTCACTTTGACTAAAATGCTAGCATACCAAAAGAGTACTGAGACTAAAATTAAAGTGGATAAGACAGAAAAACCTGAAAAGGAGAAACAAACGTGAGCACACTTGACCCTGTTTACCAGGAGCTGACTGCAAAGATGAAACGTCCTAATTCCAGGGTGTTACCCAAGATATTACAGAAGCTTGCTAACATTGAGCAAGCGAGGATAGTGCGTGAACTACCGGGGCAACCTGAAGAAATAGCCAGTAAGCTGGGGCTGGACAAGGAAACAGTAGAGAAGCACCTGCAAGACCTGTTTGAGAAAGGACTTACCTCTCGAGGCAAGCGACACTGGAACATGGCAGCAAATTGGGGATTTTTGCACGATACTATCGGGTCAGCAAATTCCAAGTATGATGATAATGAACTTTTTGATTTAGCCATGGAAATGAGCGGTG